TCGGCAAATAATTGGATAAGGCTCTTAAGCATGACAGAGCCCTCCGAACAAAATGATTATACCCCCCCCGACAATTGCACTGTTGCCTACACTCTTAAAGAAATAGATTGCAAGATCAGTTAAGTTGGAGCCGTAAACATAATAAACTTGTCCTTTTTTAACGGGAGCGAAACAAACATTTAAGCCCGTCGCCTCGAATGTGTTGGAAAATGATCTGAAGTCATTGGGGTCTTGACCGATCATAAGCTGAGATTTCCCGGCAGTAGCACCTCGGCCCTCCGCTTGTATGTATCCGTTATCAACAGCGACCCCGTTGTGCATAAGCTGCCAAGCTATAGATTCGGACATAATGCTGGGCGTAATGTCCTGCTTACTACCTTCAGGCATTGCGCAATTAGCCGCCTCATCAGGCGTCGTTCGGCTATCGAGTAGCCGTTGAATAAGTTTTTTAATAAGGCTCATTTAGAAACCTCCTCTCATGTTTTGTCTTGCGTTGACTTTCTGCTGTAGCTCGTAAGCCAAAGCCGCGGGAAACTCAGGCCACTGGACGAACGGGAAACCCTGCGCCTCTGTTAAATCTCTCAAGGCTTGGCGATAGGTCTCAAGGGCCGTTCTGTCAGCGTCTTCCAAAGCTGAACGTTTGGCTCCTGCTGACCGTGCAACGGTGATGTCAGGCAGTTTCACATAGTCATCTGTGTCTGAGATACGGGCGTTTCTTTCCGCTTTTATCTCGTTGGCATAACGCTCTTTGCAGAAGTCATCAGAGTTTTCCGGAAGGTCTGCCTGTGTGTAATATTTCCCATCAGAGCTCTGATAAAGCTCGTCCGTAATCAACTGAGATTTGACCGCAAACTGCTGACCGGATTTGAACTTGACTTTGGCTTTACCGATCAAAGGGCGCTCTAAAACTTCGACCTTGAGGTTGTCGGCTTTCAGATCGGGCGTTGTGAATGTGTACAGGTCAAGTCCGTACTGGAAACCCTCGGGCCTGTTTAACGGCTCTATTGGAATTTCCTCTTGAACCTTGTCACCTTTCAGATACTTCTTGTCAACCAGTGCAATAAGCTCAACGGAGCACGGCTCAACCCAAAAACCTTGAGCATCCGATAGGCTCGTGATGCGACCGTTGCCCATCTTCACGCCGTACTTCGCCACGGGCTTAGACAGGGCCTTGGTTAGGTATTGCTGTTTAATCTCTGCAAGAGTTGTCATACTCATTCCCCTACATAAAGATCGACACCTTCAATAACGCCTCTTTGCCGCAGGATTTCTGCGTACTCTTCCATGAGTTCAAACTGCTTCACAAGCATTTCCTTCGGGCATTTGGGAGTGAAATTGAGTTCTCCCTTTTCCCATTTGGTCAGCAGGTTTTCTAGCGCATCCTTACGGATTACGAGCTGTTGGTATTCAGCCAACATCCGATCTTTATAGTCATCCGAGCACATCAGCTCGATAGTTTCTCCGATATATGCCATTGGGTTTACTCCTTATGAATCAGATTCGTTTTCGAGGGCGTCGATCTCGGCCTGAGTGGCGCCGTTATCGAGACAGAGCTGTTTCAAAATCGGTACGAGATAGGCCTCGATCTTTGAGCCCAAAGTGCTGGTCGCCCAAGTAGCTATCGCCGAAGCAAAAGATGCGGCAAACGCCGCGGCCCAGCCGATGTTTGTTCGAGCTTGCGCCCGCTGAGCGTCTGTCAGGTTGTTCTGCTCTGTGTACAAAATGGCCGTCGGTGCCTCGCCCGTATCACCCTTCGGCCCGTCATTCCCCGTCTCCCCCTTATCACCCCTCGGGCCTTGAACGGAAAGTTTTATCCAATAGCTTTCGTTGGTAAGGGCAGTTCCCGCGGGTGCGGCTTTAATCGCCTCATAGACATAACCATCGGCGTCCTTCACTCGGTCAAGAATGTTGTATGCGGTCGTTGCGCTATACGTGCCTTTCCACGTGTAACGCACCTTTCCGATATTAAGTGTTGGCATAGGTAGCTTCTACCTCCCCGTTGTCGTTAATTGAAAATTCAGCAGGCGCAAGACCTACGTATTCGAGCTGAAGCATTCCCTCTCCGTTTACTTGGAACTGCCCGAAGCAAGTCGCATAAGGGCTTTGGCCCATAGGCCCCGCTTCACCGCGCTCGCCCGCGGGTCCCGGACTGCCCTGCAAACCGCGCTCACCGCGAGGGCCGCGAAGGTTCGAGACTTTTGCGCCGACAGTGGCAGTGGTTGCCGTTACCGCGGTAATCCGGAACAAGTCACCGTTGGTCGAATTAAGTACCAGGTCTCCCACCTTGGCGTAGGCGGAAGGCGTGAGATTAGAAAGCGGAAAAGTCTCCGACTCGGATACCGTCGGGCTTGTCCGGGTAGAGAATCCGGTTTGCGCCGCGATTGCTTGAATCTGCTGAAGGGTCTGCTGGCACGTGATCTTGTCGTCATTCGTCGAGTGAGCGTTGGCCTGCGCCTGGGCCGCAAGTTGCTCGATCGTCTGAAATGTTAGGACTAGGTCATCAATCTCGTCCTTTAGCGCCTTGATCTCCGCAACATCACCTTTAACCGTGTCATAAATAGCTTGGGCCTGTTGAGCATATTCGTTCGCAGTCGCCGCGATTTCCAACACCTCATTGAGAACCTCCTGCGGAGTTTTTTCTAAGGTTGATGGAACGACCAAACAGCGCCCAAGCAGATAAGCAAGCTGCTGTACAAGTGCAGTCAGTTTGTCATGGACTTCGTTCAATACATCTGGCAGAAACCGATCGTGGTTGGTCAGTGAAACTCCCTGTAAAGCCGGTATAGACGATTGAATAACGAAAACGCTATTAGCGGCTGGAGGAGAGGCGAAAATCACTACTCCCCCAGGATGGTTCTCTTGATCGGCATTCAGAGTTACAGCATAAGCGTCTCTGCTTACCTGCTCCTCTGAAAGACTATCTGAACTGTCTGAACGGAAAACCGCAATGTCTGTGAGGGCGTTAAAGACTTTAAAGGTGAAAGGAAATTCGGTACTGACACCATTTCCTTTCAGGATGCTTGTAGCCCTTAGTTCCTTTGAGATTGTCACACTATAACTCCGAAGTTTCAGCTATTGTCAGGCAGAAATTCGTCGTTATGTAGACAGCTCTAATAGCTTGAATATCCGAGGAAAACAGCCAATGGATTTTCTGTTTTTCCTTCCTCCATCGCTTTCTTTCCGCTGATTGCTCGATTGATCGGAACCACAGGAATCGGAACCGGCGACCACTCCCCAAGCACGGTAACTGCCGCCCTTAAGGTATTCTCGTCCCAGCTGTCCTTGGAAACAGCTTGTCCCAAGCGATAAAGATCAACCACTTTGCGCAAGCCGCCCGTGCCGCTGTATCCCCGCGGAGCTTCGCCTTCTGAGAGCGCTTGGCCGAGCTCAGCCACTTCTCGCAGGCCTACAAGAAGACCTAGGTTAAAGTTGACTACACTGCCTCCGGCCTTGATAGAAGTCTTCTTTAACCAATCGTCATCGTCGCCACCGCTTACTGTAGCCTTGAGCCCTTCTCTCACAAAGGTTTCAATGATCGGCTGGAAGGCCAGCAGCGTAAGAAGATTGAGCGCCCGCTTCATGCCCTTCTGGGTATGTCCGGTCACCATGGCTATATTTAAAGCCGTGTTAAAGAACGTGTAGAAAACCGTGAAAAGTTTTGCCCACTCTCCGCCTCGTTCAATACCGGATAAGTCCTGCGTACGACCTCCGCCTTGAGCATCCGTGACCGTTCTGTCTGCGATAGCAATTGCGCGAGCTTCCGTGTTCCCCTCAGAAAGTGCCTTGTTATAAGCCCCTAGCCAAGTCGGAACATCAACCAGTGCCTGCATAAATACAATCGGCAGGTAAGCGCTTCGCATAAACTTATCCTTAAGCGCTCCGTTCGTCCCGCTTACTAGAGCTTGGATTTCGGTAAGCTCACGAAACCGAGTTCTGCTTCTGTCTGCCATTGCTTGACTCTTGCCGCAGACTTCCTTCCACTTGCCATAGGGATTAAGCATGAATTCGCCGATTCCTTTTGCCGACCATTGAGGTCCCAAGATCGTCACGGTTTGAAGCATGCCGATCGGCTGGATTAACGCAGTCACCAAATTAAACCCGATTCCAACGAGAGATACGTTCGCTCTGAGAAGTGCGGCTATTCCATCGCCCATCGATTTTTGAGAAGAAGTCCCTGCCGCAATATCTTCAATCCATTTACGGATAGCCCCCTCTGCCTCTACGCCCCAATAGTCTCGGATGGTCTCTCTGAGTTTCTTTTGCCGGAAAATTTTGTTGGTATCTGCCAACCACTCCTGCCAGCAGAGCTCATGAATTTCAGCGTCAAGCCCTTCGAAAGCAGCTCTTAGGGTTAGAGAAAGCGGACGGTCATAGACGTGGGCCAAGCGCTTCTCTAAAAATCCTCTTCTTGCGGTTCGGCTTGAGTGAGCACCGTCCATAAGCTCTTTGGCGGCCTGCATATCGTTTTGATCTTGAGCCTGGAAGGAGGCCTTTTTGTCGTACTGAATCGGATAGTAACCGCCCTTTAAAGTAACTTCTTGGCCATCAGCTAAAGTGACGGTCAAAGCCTGAGGCTCAACTCTTACCGGAACTCTTCCGTAAACACGCCGCTCTTTCTCTGCAATCTGCGGCCAAAGCTCGTTAAAAACATCCCACACCTTTTGAACTGCGGCAAGCTCCTCAGCGCTTAACGCTTCCCCGATCAAGGCAAAGATCTGCTCCTTTGTCCACTTCTTTCCGGCGGACCAAGGGGCGCTCTCTGAGCCGTCGATCAGCCTCTGCAAGTTTTCTTTGTTGCCGGCGTTCAGCGCAATCGCTCTCACCTGTTCCTGAGAAAGATAAGCACCCACGGATTTGAAGTACCGCTTAACTCTATCTTTTCTCTTAGTTTGGAGAACTTTGGTTGCGGCAAAGAGTTTAACTGCGTACTCGTTTTTCAGCTGCACTTCCTTAGTCCCGCAAGAGTCGGCTCGTGAGATAACGTAGTCAAAGAATTTGCCGAACCTCGTACCTTCCATGGCGGCAAGAAGGGAAGGGATTCTTGCGTGCGACATGCCAATTCGTTCAAGCTGTTCTTTAAAGCGAACCCACGGTCCAGTCTCTTCCATGTGCCGTACACCTTCCCTACCACGGGATTGAGCGTTTTGGACAATCGCACCGCTTAGCTCACCAACCACTTTCGAGAGCTCCTGCGCCTGTTCTCCATTCAAAATCTGCTGCTCTTTCCGTCCTGCCCGGTAAAGGTCTCTGACTGCCTGAGCCGCCTCTTTCTGAAGCGATCTGCTCATCTCCTCAAAAGGCTTCTTGTTGTTGGCAAAGATCATTCGATGGTTGATCAAGCGCTGTTCAAGGCTCGGATCAATCGGGGGAACCGTTTTTTCTTGGTTAAAAAGAGACTCCAAGAATTCTCTCAGGCTCAGCTGATGGCCTTCTCCGAGCTGACGGGATGTGG